GACACAATCCTTGAGGCTGGCAACACACAGTCACAATGGAAGTGGAACATACCTAGCCTCGCCGGGCGTATAGAAGGCATCAGTAGTGGTCACTTTATTATCGTAGGAGCTAGACCTAACACAGGTAAGACGAGCTTCCATGCGTCTACTATAGCTTCACCTAGTGGCTTCGCTGAGCAGGGTGCTAAGTGTATGGTTCTGTGTAACGAGGAAGAGTATGTGCGTGTAGCGGAACGCTATCTGTGTGCTGCTGCCAGTATGGATACAGATGAGATCAAGTCTAACTATGCGTTGGCTGCTGCCCGTTACAAGAAGGTGCGTAATCAGATCAGTATGTTTGATAGCACAGGTAAAGACTTAGGTTGGGTTGAGAACATCATTAAGCATAGCAAGCCTGACATAGTAGTACTTGACATGGGTGACAAGTTTGCTGTAAAGAGTAGTGACAAGTCGGATGTCTATCTCAAGGCTGCTGCTATCCATGCTCGTAACATAGCTAAGAAGTATGGCTGTGCTATTATCTGGATGAGTCAGTTGTCAGCAGATGCACAAGATAAAGTATATCTGGATCAGTCAATGCTGGAAGGCAGTAAGACAGGCAAGGCAGCAGAGGCAGACCTTATGTTGTTGATAGCTAAGAACCAAGTTACTGAGGGTGATGATGAGGACAACCAGCGTCACATCAACGTAGCTAAGAACAAGTTAAAGGGTGGATGGCATGGGGTCGTTCACTGTGAGTTAGACGGGGGTAGGTCACAGTACCTAGCCTAAAGAAAGGACAACAATGCGCTTTGTATTGGACGTAGAGAACACAACGCAGAAGAGGCACAACAAGTTATTCTTAGACCCTTGGGAGCCTGATAACTTCTTGGTCAATGTGGGAGTGCGTGATGTAGATGATGGTACGGAGTCCTTGACCTTTGATCTTCAGCACAAAGAGTACGTTGATCAGTCAGGCATAGAAGCTAGGCGCATACAGCGTGTACTAGACCACACTACCTTGCTTATCATGCACAATGCACAGCATGACTTGGCTTGGCTGTGGGAGTGTGGCTTTAAGTATGACGGTGACATATGGGATACCATGCTGGCTGAGAGTATTTTACTGAGAGGAAACAACCTAGAGATCACACCCAATGGTGTAGCTAAGAAAATCTCTATGTCTCTAGGCAACACAGCTATCCGTAGGAAGCTTGAGTTTCAAAAGGATGACACACTAAAGAAATACTTTAAGGAGGGCTACAACACTGACGAGATACCATTATCAGAATTGACTTTTTATCTTGAGGCTGACTGTAATACTACTACTGCACTGTTTCACGCTCAGGTTGCAGACTTCTCTAGTCCTGAGTCAGCAAGTCTTATCAAAGTGAGAGACATTACGTTTGATGTATGTAAGCTACTTACACGCATGAAGCAGACAGGTATGAAGGTAGATCGCAAGGCACTGGATGCAGTGCGTAAAGAGTACGAAGAAGAGCGTGGCTCTATTCAATCCCGCCTACAGATGCAGGTACGAGAGGTCATGGGTGACACACCTGTCAACCTTAACAGCCCAGAGCAGATGTCGCAGGTAATCTTTAGTCGCAAGCCACACTCAAAAGATGACTGGCCTAACCTTTTTGATGACTGCAAGAAGTTAAGCCAACTAAAGGATATAGTAAATGCTAACAGTGATCTTCTGTATCGCACTGAGGCGTTCACTTGCCCAACGTGTGAAGGCAATGCGGAAACGTACAAAGTAAGGAAGGATGGGACAAAGTATGCAAGACCAAACAAATGTAAGGACTGTGATGCCAGAGGCTACCAGCTTAAGAAGCAGCCTCGTATGGCTGGGTTTGGGTTCTTCCCTCCTAACGCTTCTTGGGCTAGTGCTAGTGGTTTCTCTACGGGGAAAGACGTACTAGATATGCTAAGGGCAACTGCCGTAGACAACAAGATGACAGAGGCTGTTACGTTCCTGCAAGACCTTAAGAGGCTAAACGCAGTGTCTAGCTACCTGTCAAGCTTTGTTGAGGGTATTGATACCTACACCAAGCCTGATGACCTACTACATGTGTCTTTAACGCAACACATTACGTCTACTGGTAGGTTCTCTGGACGGGAACCTAACATGCAAAACATGCCTAGAGGTGGTACGTTCCCAGTGAAGCGTGTGTTTATCTCAAGGTGGCAGGGCGGTAAGATCATGGAAGCAGACTTTGCACAGCTAGAGTTTCGTGCGGCGGCGTTCTTATCACAAGACCCTGTAGCTATGGAGGAGATCAACACAGGGTTTGACGTTCACGCCTACACTGCACAGGTCATCAGTGACGCTGGTCAGCCTACTGCCCGTCAAGCAGCCAAGGAACATACCTTCGCACCTTTGTTTGGCGCGACAGGGTTCGGTAGGACAAAGGCTGAAGCTGCCTACTACCACCACTTCCTTGATAAGTATCAGGGTATAAGCGAGTGGCACAAGGAGCTAGGTACTGAAGCCATCCGCTTTCAAAAGATAACCAATGTGTCAGGGCGTCAGTACGCTTTCCCTAACACACAGCGTAGGGCTAACGGTATGCCTACTAACTTCACTAGGATCAAGAACTACCCAGTGCAAGGGTTCGCCACTGGTGACGTTGTACCTGTTGTATTACTTGAAATAGACAATAGGCTCAAGGACTTACAGTCTTGCTTGGTTAACAGCGTACATGACTCAGCGGTGATTGACATACACCCACAAGAAGAGAAGGAGGTGCTAGGCGTTATTGATGACGTAAATGAAAAGCTTAATCACATCATCAACAAATACTACGGAGTAGAGATGAATGTACCTCTGCTTTTAGAGGCCAAGATAGGGCCGAATTGGCTTGACACTGTTGATGTATAGTGTTATAACTACGGTTCGTTTGAAGCTCAGAAAGGATATATAATGAGCAATGAGTTGAGTACTAACTTTTCTGGCACGGACATGGCAGCAGCTATGGGCTTTGGTGAGGCAGAGACATCAGCGTCTGGCCCTAGCATCCCACGCCTGTCTCAGATGCAAGCACCCATCATGGCTGAGACCGTGGATGATGATGGGGAGTTGGAAGAGAAGGTTGTTGTACCCTTGGGTGCGTTCAAGCTGAAGGATGCGGAAGGCAATGAGGTGTACAGCCGTGCTGCTGTTATCCGTCTGTTCGCTCAGCGTCAGCAGTGGACACAGTGGGACAGTGAGTCAAGCAAGATGCACAAGACTGTCATGGCTACTGTGCTGAAGGGTGACTTGAAAGACTCACGGGGTACGTTTAACCTTGGGCGTCCTAGCAAGTACATCAAAGATTGGAGTGCAGTAGACGAAGACACTAAGGCTATTATGCGAAGCATCAAGAACACTAAAGTTCTGTTTGGTAAAGTAAAGCTAGGCAAGACTACAGATGCTACAGGTAAAGAGGTCAAGGGCTACGCCCAAGAGATTGACTTTGTAATGGACGTTAAAAACATGGACAGTAAGAAGTCTCTTGAATATGCAATGAAGGATATTACAGCCAAGAAGCTTCTGCCCATTGAGCATACCATTAGCATGACATCAATGAAAGTGACCATGCCCACTGGTAATAAGTTTGCTACCATTGTAGCAAGCTTAGGTGTAGCAACAGAGATGCAAGAAGGTGATCAAGATACCTTGCGCTCCTTTGTAGATTACGTAGACTACGCCAATGACTATGTGCTAAGTGAGTGGAAGAAGCTTAACAAGCCTGACGTTGCTATTGATCCAGCTATCTTGGATTCTATCGTTCAAGTAGAAGAGGCTCCTTACTAATATGGATATGGGTCATGCCGCTGAGCTTCCTATCAAGATGCTCATGCGGGATGCTACTCTAGGCAAGTCTAGTATGTCGGAGGGGATCATGGATAAGGTCTCCTCTGATGTCAAAGATGGCTTAGATAAGCAGTTCAACGGGGGTCCACGGGGTAAGTTTAAACTTAGAATGTCAAACATTGGTAGACCTATATGCCAACTGTGGCACGAAAAGAACAAGCCCGAAAAGAAAGAACCCTTTCCAGACCAGTTCATGATGAACATGATGCTAGGTGACATAGTTGAGGCTGTGTTCAAGGGCATCCTACGGACAGCAGGAGTTAAGTTCAAAGACAATGATGTTGTTAACTTAGACTTAGGTGGAGGTAGGCGTCCAATACGAGGTGAGTATGACTTAGTTATGGACGGTAGAGTAGATGACGTTAAGAGTGCGTCAGACTATTCTTACACTAAGAAGTTTGTTGACCTTGAAACACTACAAGCTAGTGATCCTTTCGGCTACGTAGCACAGCTTGTAGGCTACGCTACAGCAGCAGGTAAGAAGGTTGGTGGCTGGTGGGTAGTCAACAAGGCTAACGGGCGTCACAAGTACGTGTCAGCTAAGCACGTAGACGTTGATGTAGAACTAGATAAGATGAGGAATACATACGATTACTTAGAGAACGATGCGCCTTTACAGCGCCAGTACACAGACGAGCCAGAGACCTATCGTAAGAAGGCGTCAGGCAACAGGGTTCTATGCAGAGAGTGTAACTTCTGTTCATTCAAGAAGACTTGTTGGCCTGACTATCAAGAGTTACCATCTAGGGTTTACCAAGGCAAACTAACGCCTCCTATGGTAGCCTACACACAAATTAAAGGCGAACCAAAAGAAATGTGGGTTGATGATGACAATAATTTGGCCCCACCATTCTACACCAAAATGGCCTCATATAGAGGTTCCTCGCATCCAAGAAAAAAGGCTGATACACATGACTAAGATTACATTAGACGATGTTGAGTATGACTCAGAAGACTTTTCGGAAGAGGAGGTTGAAATCTTACAGGAGATTCAGTACAATGGTAACGTGAAGCGTCAGCTAGATTATCAGCTACACAGTGTCGCTACCCTTGGCTCTATCCTTGTAGACCGCCTAAAGAAGGCTCTGGCAAGTCATGCCAAAGAAACCTAAGAGGCGTCACGCTAAAGCTAAGTACAGGAGCGGTCTTGAAAGAGATACTGCTCTTGTACTTGCTGAGTGTCAGAAGGCTGTACGCTACGAGCAGCTAAAGATAGAGTGGGAAGACCTGCGCTACCGCACTTACACCCCCGACTTTCAGCTAGACAACGGCATCTTTATTGAGACTAAAGGTATCTTTGATAGTGAGGACAGACATAAGCACATGCAAGTCCGTAAGCAGCACCCTGAGTTAGACATAAGGTTTGTCTTCAGTAACTCTAGGGGTAAGCTATACAAGGGTTCCAAGACCACCTATGGCGAATGGTGTGAGAAGAATAACTTCTTGTATGCTCACAGGCTAATACCTAATGAGTGGTTGACATTTGCAGGATCATGTGTTAGTGATAAGGTAATACCTCTTAAAACAAAAAGGAAAGATTAATGGCTCACGAAGTAGGCGAAGAAGAGATTGCAATACTGATAAAGCCTTTAGGTGATGGCCGTATTGAGACTTGTATATACAAGGCACCTGACAATTCGCTAGGGGATGAGAGCCTAGAACTGGCCCTTGATGTAGCACTGACTATGACTGCTTTGTTTGAGTTGGCACTTGATGATGAGTCCACTTTCATGGAGGATGTAAAGCTTAGTGTTGAGGAAAAGATAAAAGAAATCATGGACGATATGGACGATGACGATGAAGAAGAAGCAGGTCCAAGTTATACTTCAGAGGGTAACGTTCTAAAGATCAACAGGTTTACTAAAACAGAGGGTAATTGTTAATGGCTAAATGGAGCTTAGATAAGAGCGCGTCAATTTTAGGCGCTAACATGGTAGACAGCCCACCACACTACAACTCATCTAATATTGAGTGTATTGATGCTATGGCTGCTATGTCACAGGGTTCCTATGTTGACCCCCATGAAAGTTACTGCTGGCAAAACGCCTTCAAGTACCTATGGCGTTGGCCTTACAAGAACGGAGTAGAAGACTTGAAGAAAGCACAGTGGTACATTGATCGCCTGATTAAGGAGCTAGAAAAAGATGGCAACTAGAAAGTTTAGTGCTACTTTTGTGGTTGAAGTTGAAGAGGAGAACAATATCTTATCTTCACATGAAGCACATCACCACGAAGACATCAGGGACTTACTGGACAACTTGGTGTTTGACATAGATGACGTTACAGTACACAACATCAACATAAGGGAACACGGATGATTACTCAACAGGACATTGCTGATTTTTCTGGCATAGACAATACTCCTCTTGACATGGTGCGTGAGTTCACTTATGCCATGAGTCAGCCCTTAGATGAGAAGCATGGCTTTAGTCGTAAGCTTGAAAACATGCGTTGGGGTTTAATAAAAGAAGAGTTTGCAGAAGTAAGAGATGCAGTTGGCTACGTTAACATTCTTAAAGAGCTTGCTGATCTAGTCTACGTCACTTATGGATATGCTGCCACGTATGGCTGGGACTTAGACGAGGCTGTGCGCCGGGTTCACAAGTCAAACATGTCTAAGCTAGGCGTTGATGGCAAGCCACTCAAAAGACCTGATGGAAAAGTACTAAAGGGGCCAAACTACAAGAAGCCTGACCTCACTGATCTCGTATAAAGGAAGACACATGAAAAACAATTACCTACCCACAGACTACCAGACCTTCATTGCTACCAGCCGCTACGCACGGTGGCTAGACAATGAGGGCAGACGTGAAACTTGGGGTGAGACTGTTGAGCGTTACATAGAAAACATTGTAAGGCCACTACTAGATGACTCAAACAGTAATGGTCATAATGCTGAGATTGACCTCATCCGTCACCACATGCTAAGCCTACAGGTAATGCCCTCTATGAGGTCAATGATGACTGCTGGCAAGGCTAGTATGCGTGACAATACTTGTATGTATAACTGTAGCTACCTACCCGTAGATGACCCTAAGTCCTTTGATGAGGCTATGTTCATCTTGCTCTGTGGTACGGGGGTTGGTTTCAGTGTTGAGCGTCAGTTCATCAGTAAGCTCCCTGATGTACCAACCTTGTTTGATAGTGATACTACGGTTGTCATCAAGGACTCTAAGGAAGGTTGGGCTAAAGGGCTGCGTCAAGTTCTTGCTCTCCTGTGGGCTGGTGAAGTCCCTAAGTGGGACGTAAGTAGGGTTCGCCTTGCAGGTGCAAGACTTAAGACGTTTGGAGGTCGTGCTAGTGGGCCTGCTCCTTTGATTGATCTGTTTATGTTTGCTGTGAATACTTTCAGAGGCGCATCAGGACGTAAGCTCTCCTCTGTTGAGTGTCATGACTTGATGTGTAAGATTGGCGAAGTAGTTGTAGTAGGTGGTGTACGCCGTAGTGCTATGATTTCTTTGAGTAACCTTAGTGATGACCGTATGCGACACGCTAAGTCAGGTAACTGGTGGGAGAACGCAGCCCATCGTGCATTAGCTAACAACTCAGTTTCCTATTCAGAGAAGCCTGATAGCATTGCATTCATGCGTGAGTGGACAGCCCTTATGGAAAGTGGGAGTGGTGAACGTGGGGTCTTCAACAGAGAAGCATCAATTAAACAAGCTGAAAAGAATGGCCGTAGAGAGTCTTGCTACGAGTTCGGAACCAACCCTTGTTCGGAAATCATATTACGCCCGAATCAATTCTGCAATCTCTCAGAGGTTGTTGTCCGTGCGTCAGATGGTCTTGAAGATATTGCAAGGAAAGTCCGATGTGCCACTATACTTGGGACGATCCAATCAACCTACACACACTTCCCCTATCTGCGCAAAGTGTGGAACACGAACACAGCCGCAGAGCGATTGCTTGGTGTGTCTCTCACGGGGATAATGGATAACCCATTAATGACGATGACTAATGATGGTCTATCGGAAACATTGGAGTACCTAAAAGATGTTGCAGTATCTACAAACGCTGAGTTTGCTGAACGCCTTGGCATCCCTACTTCTACTGCTATCACTTGTGTTAAGCCAAGTGGCACTGTCTCCCAGCTTGTTGATAGTGCTAGTGGGATTCACGCTAGGCACAGCCCTTATTATGTACGTACTGTCAGGGGAGATAATAAAGACCCGCTCACCCAGTTTATGATTGATCAAGGTATCCCTAGTGAGCCTGATGTTATGAAGCCTGATGCTACTACGGTGTTTAGCTTTCCTATGAAATCACCTGACAATGCTATCCATACCGTTGATATGACTGCACTAGAGCAGCTAGAGATGTGGCTAATGTATCAACGTCATTGGT